TGAATTCAGAAGAGACGTTGATCCCCGGTAGCAGTGACTTATGTATAACTGATACGCAAGCGGCAAAAAGTGTCATGCACATGCGTGGCATTTTAACTACCATCACAGCGCATGAAGCGCAAGGTGCACGCACAGAGAATACAATTGTGCATTCCGCTGGTTCATTACATCGCGACATCCAATGGTTGGCGACGCCAGCTCAGATTAAGCATACTGGTGTACTCATATCCAGAGCGCGCAAATCAACCGTGTTCGTGTTGAATGCTTTGGGTGATTTGTCACAATTCTCCTGGGTTGATGTAGGGGTAGCGGGTGAGCTACCAAACACTTGTTTGTTCGGAGGTACCTTCTGGGATTTTGTTGATCCACGGGTCATAGATGAAGCAATGGAGGAATACATCCATGAGCCATTCGTGAGAGAAACAACCACTCTTTGCAAGCCATTAACTAATCCAATCACTATCGGGACAGTGTTTGTGGATGGGGAGGCTGTTGCGAAGTCTGAGCTACGAGCTCACGTGGCGTTGGAATCGGGAGTCAAGCTAACGGATCTTGGCATCAAGCACAGTGATGCGTTTGATGACTATTTGATACAACCACGAGACGTCCCTGGTGTAGATCAAATCCAAGCATTGACGCGGGCAGTTAGGAAGCCGAAGCCCACACATGCCGACTTTGTGAACACGGAAGTAATAGTCAATAGGATTTTTGACCAAGTCATTGATCCGAAGACATTTTTCGCACATATTGCAAATTCTAGGCGGAATGTGTTGAATCGGAGAGAACGATCCCAAGTAATCGATGGCTGCTATGCGGATACTGAGACCCGTAGGTCAACCTTGTCATTTGGGTTCTTGAAACCCGAGTTCGCGAAGAAAGCTTCCGAACTGAGCAGTAAGGACGGCGGTGAGCTCAAAGCACAAGGTGTCATTACTGCAAGTGCAGCAGTACAAGCTATCTTTATGGATGCCTGTGATGCGCTGACCCATGCTTGGGCAAGGGGCATGCGACAAGGCAAGTTCTCTCCTGTTGGTTTCAAAGAGCAAGACATTGACTCAGTGTTGGCGACGTTCGAGTCAACATATGAGTTAGATTTGGAAAAGCAAGACTCTTCCCATGCGGCAGTGCATGTCTTGGTGGCATGTAGGTTCCTGGAGATGG